GGCTTTGGATGGGTTAAAAGTCATCAGGCTGGCCCGATGTCTTCTATCAACAGTTGTGCTTTTCGGGTTGAGTCACGGATCAACGCTGGCGCACTTGTTGTAAGTGAGCATTTGGCAGTACCGACTACAACGGTTGAAACAGCGGAAGCAAATGTCGTAGTAATAATACAAGTCATGCCCTGTTGGTCTATAGCGTTTGTTTCGTTTTGGAAAATTGTGTTTTGTAAAACTGTGCCAGTTGCGCTTGATAGTCGAATTGTTAACTGTGTGTTAGCGGCAAAAGAAGCGGTCTGGGCTTGTGGCTCAAAGTAAGTAATACGGTAGTAACGGTTTAATACAGGTGTAAAGGTCACAGTCATACCTGTAGCAATGGTTTCGGTAGTGGTCAGCGTGTAACTGGTCGTTGAAGTTGCCAAAGCCATCACGCCTCGAGGGAAGCGGTTCTGTTGTGCAGCTGTCAGGACTGCGCCTGACGAGAAGTCAGTGTTTGGGTTAATAGCCATAGTTATAATCCTAATCTGTTTTGGTCAAGTACGCCTAAAGTCGCGCTGTCAAGTTGGAACTGGTACTCAAACGGCGAAAAATACAACGCTACGTTGGCGCGGTCTGGGTAGAAAGCAATGGACGAGCCTTTAAGGGCTGCCAAAACAGTAGAACCACGAAACGTTATTTCTACTGGCGCTCCGATAATACTTTTGTATGTACCGCCACTTGTGACGTTTGGGTAAAACGTGTCATTAATGCTTGGCAGACGAGCAAAATCAACAACGTCTGGTGCATAAGTTGTATCAGAAGCCAACCGAAACGGAATCAGACCATTATCGGAATTGACTGTCAAGACATAGTTGGCAAGGTCTAACGCTGCCGCGGTGGTTTCGCTTTGAGTTTGATACTGCAACGGGTTAAAGGGTGCTGTACCTNTTTGNGCTGTTTGTGTTGCAAGGCCTCGAGGCTCAACGTTTACTTGAGTAAAACTGTCTCGGACTGAAGTTAGATACTNAATGTCGGAAAACTTTTCNGCTCCGACTGTCCCAGCATCGCTAAACGCTAGCGGTGTAGACCATTGGAAGCCGGTCGGCGAGAAACCTGCAGCGAGTCTTGNGTNAACGCTAGAACGGTTTTGATCTATCTCAAATGCCTCATATTGCAGCTGTCGTAAAACTTCATTCATGAGGTCAAACGATGAGCCGCTGTAAGTTAATGCCGAGCAACGGATCACGTCGTTTTGCACTTCATAAGACTTCACGCCGGCATTTCCTGCAGCTGTGCTTAACCTGACGCTCGCCAGTTGGTTTAAGAAAGAATTATTAGTGAAAATGTTTTGAGATAACTGTCCGATAGCGCCGACGGCTTCTATGGTTATGCGGTCTGCAGGTGCTGCTCCTGTAACACTGTTAAACGGTATCGCGTACTCGCGTTTAACTTCGATAATCTGCCCTTGGAAATAGCCGTCTGAACTAGCCGACGACGTAGCGCGAACATCAATAAACTGTCCACGCGCTAAAGGTAACGCGTAGCTAGTAGCAGGTATTAATTCTAAACTAAGGCTAAGCGGTTGTGGTGGGTCTTGGAACCGTTGCCGTCCGCGTGTAATGACCGCGGACTGGACGCCAGTCAAAGCAGTATAAGTCCCGTCAATCGTTGCCGAATAGGAAACTACTGGCGTCGTGTAAGGCATCAGGCTCCGCCGATGCGAATAGGTACAGCTCCGTGAAGTTGCATATATTTACGTAACGAGTCAACTACTGCGCTTGGGTCGCCTCCGTTGACGTTGATCGTGATGTTGTTACCGCCCATCGCATGGTTAGGCGTAATCATTCCAGACGTGCCAGGCGTAAACAATTCAGGGCCACGCTCGCCGACAATGTAGGAACTGCCCGACATGACCGGACCGCCTTCCGCACGGAACTGCAAACCCGAAAAGTCAAATTGTCCTGCGCCAGCAATCGCCGCAAACGGATCACTTACATTGCCATACAACTTCTTAAATTTCTCGGTGTTACCAATTGCTTCAATCATTGACAATGCTTTTTCAAGTTGACCAGTATCAACAAGAACTCGAATCTTGTTCTTGTCCGAATCAGTCAACGCAATAGTTTCGGCAATATCAAGGATCTTTAATTTGGCATCAATGAGCCCTTGTTCGTATTCACCTAAAGCACCGTCAGCACCGCTGAACGCTTCAACGGCTTTTTCTTTAAGTTGCTCCAGCATTCCTTTTGCGTCTGCAACTGAACTTTCCAGTTTCAATTCGTTTTTAAGATTTTGAAATGCTTCTTCAGTTGCAGTTGTTGCTTCTTCAAGATCAAGCATTTCTTGTTCAAGTTTGTAAGTGTCGTCTTTGGCGCCTTGTACTCGACTGGCGTAATAGCCTCCGTACATATCGGCAAGGGCTTTAAACTCAATTCGTGCAGCTGCGGCTTCGTTGCCCATTTCTGCTAAGTCTGCATCCGAGAAAGCATCTTCAACGACGCCACCAGCACCACGCAACGCACCAGGCAGTTTTGCCAATAAATCAAGCAATTCAGCGACTTTAGGGAGTAAACGCTCGCCAAGGTTGATAGCCATTTTCTCAAATGAATCTTTGAGGTTGTCCATAGCGGCCCGATAGTTTTTGGCTTTATCAACTTCTTCTTTGTCAATGATTTTTGAATCGTCAACACTGTCAAGTGAAGCTCTTAAATCGTCGGCACCTAACTCGATAAGTTCGGCCATGTCCTGCCAGCCTTTGCCAAGTAGCTGTGCGGCAACCTTGGCTTTTTCTGCAGGGTCCTTAATGGCTTTAATGCGATCAATAGTGTTTAAGAATGTTTCGTTGACGTCTAACGAACCGTCGTTCAAATAAACGAGGTCCACGCCAAGGTCACGAACTTTGTCAGGGTCCGCACCAATGGTCCGATTGAGACGACCGATAGCACCTTCCAATTTGTCAACTGGCACGCCGATGTCGCCGGCCGCTTCCATGAACTTTGAAGCATCCTCAACCGTTAGCCCTGTGGCATCACTAAATTTGCCTGCAGCAATCGCTAGGTCTTGAAAGTCTCCAATGGCCTTAATGGCAAACGTTGCAATAGCAGTGCCGGCCATAAGCGCCATGTTGCCTGCCTGCGCTTTGACCCCATCAAATGCGGCTTTTGAGCCAGCCTTGAATTTTCCTAAACCGCCTTCAGCATTGCTAACTGCAGTCTTAAAGTTACCGAAGGCTGTCTTAGCGTCCCTGATCCCTTTATCTTGCAGGTCGGTAATAATTGGGATTCGAATAGCCATTAGACCACCACCGTTTTCGTTACCTGGTTAATAAGTGCCATTACTTCATCAACCGAAACTTTCATTTGCGACTCAACCTGACCAGCATTGTTTTCGTATGCACGCCACATAACTCGAGGCTTTTCTGACCAGCCATTCAGAGCATCGGCAAGGCGGTTTGGATTCGTGCCGGCGAACTCCACAATTGAAGCTGCAGCATCCTTATTCACAAGACTGAGAACGGCATCTTTTTTCTTTGACAATGACGTCTCAATTTTTACGCCTCGAATAGCAGTGCTTTGCAAATAGGGAAACAACGGTCTGCCACCAGGTGCCCAAGTGCGACTCATACCAGACGGCCAAGAACCATTCTTTTTAGTTGGGTCTCCATACGGATACAACTTCTTTGCCTCATCAACAACAGGCTTAAGAATCTTCTTAGCGTCCTTAAAGAACTGCTTTTGCACTTCAGGTTGCACAGTCTTAAGAACTTTNAAGGTGGACTCAAGTCCNTGTATTTGCATTGACATGGTTCACCTCTCCTTAAGAATCGTGGCGACTGTCGAGAGGTCGTCCGAGTCAAAGTCTATACCAGGTGGCCACCAGCCTGTAATGACCAAAAGTTGCGCTAGAGAGTGGCGGTGTGATCCGCTTTCGTAGGGTTTGAGGACGCAGTGCTCACAATCTCAATTTCTACAAGCTTGTTAACAAACGAATCAAACTCAACCGGAATTGTTTGTCCGTGATCAGTTTGGATTTTGGCTGTATACCAAGCCATAAACGCCATATCTTCCATACCGAAGTTGTCGGCAAGGTCACTGGTTTTCATTTTGAAACGGCGTTCCCAAGCAACGAGTGTTGCCAAAGTGCTTGTGATCGTTGCTGGTCCTTGACCAATGTCAAAACGGATCGTTAGTTTCATGTCGGGTCCTTTTCTGTTGTGTCGAGTGCGACCTTTTCAACTAACTGTTTCCAGTAGGGCCCGAGGGCCTTTGTTATTGAAAAGGAACTTTTGGTTAGATCAGACTTCAGTCCAGGCGAACGAGCCTCCACGCAGAACTATGGTGCAACGGCTGAGCTCTCCAAGCGAATAGATCACTGGTAATTCTTCAAGATACCCATTGGTTAGGGTGCCTAGGGGGTTTGTGGCGCTAGTAGCGGCCGAAGTTCCCTTGATGGTTACGGACGCAATCTTTGTGCCGACAAGGGCTTTGAAAGTTGCGTAAGTCTCTGAGCTGGCTGTGCTCCAGTAGAGCTCCAAGGTCAAGGTGTTGTCCTGCAACCCTGCCGTGAAACTTGTAGCAGTCGAACCGAAGGCATTGTCAGACAAAGCCATAATCTTCTGCGACAAGTTTGCGCTCGTGCACTGATCAGAAATATCAACAGCACCGATAGAGACAATCGGATTGGATAGGTAAGTCGACGTGGCCATGATTTACTCCTGAGAATCGGTTGCGTCGGGCTTCTTGGCTAATTTAGCACTCTTACTCGGGTGAGTGTCGGAACGCTGAATGAAACCACCAGCGATCAACCAATCAATATCGTCGGACGGACCAGCAACAAACGCTGTGCCAATTTCACCGACTCGAGTACTTGTAATTACATATCTGTCCATCATGAATCCTGTGCTTGTAGGGGAATAATCAATTCGTATCCGGCATAATCAGCGCCGCCAACCGAAACAACTTTAGGGTTAGCACTCATTACCGAAATGTCTTTCGTGACCAACTCGGCCGTGAGTGACAAGAGCTGGCGTAGGGCGTCAAGGTTGCCTGGGCCGTTGCTGATGAGCGTGACTGGGAACGACATTTTGACAATGTTGCCGTTCCACGACTCGATGGTCGGAGCATCAACAAAAGCGCAAGGTGGAGCAATGTTCCGAGGATCGTTAACAACACGCAAACCCGAAATAGTTTGGAGAGTAGTGACGAGATCATCTAGCGCCTCATTCAGAAAGTCGGTGTAAGCCATTTTAGGCGACCTGTGGTCTGCTGATGCCTAACAACTGTTTGACGAGCCCTGAGAGCCCTACAACGGGCGCTGACGCCATATCTGTAAAACTAGCGAACTGATCAACACTTCCTCTTTGTCGATACAAGGCAGAGCCATACATCAAAACGCCGAGGGTGACATCTCCACCAGGTGAAGTAGTTAGCGAGTCGGTGTAGCCGGACTCCTGACGTCTACGAAAACAGAAACTGTTTGCAGCTGAAGCAACCTGAACCAAGAAAGCAGTTTCGTCACCAGCGGTAGTGATGCCGAGATAGGTAGCGATCTGTGGCCCTGTGACCCAAGTACAAGTCTCGGTGTAAGTCAAAGTCCCTTGAGGGATAGCGGCACTACGACCTAGATCGGCGTCTTCGTCGTAGTAAAGAACTTGGTTTGGTATCGGCTGGTTGACATCAAAAATGAGGTCACCTTCAGAGTCGACACCAAGAAACAAGTATGCAGGCAGATCGTAAATGACATGCGTGCCGTTCAGGCCGTGACCTAACCCAGCAATAGTCATTGATTGCCCGACAGCGACATCGGGTTCCGTCAGCGTCTGGACAACCGCATAGTTATCCAAACGCTGGTGGAAAGTAACTTGATAAACAGCCATGATCGGCTAACCGCCTTTCGGACTGAGAGTTAGGCGATTGTGATTGACTGAATGAAGCTCGACTTAGCAACGAACGTGGCGAAGTACTGGTGAATACTCAGGTTCTTGCCGAGGGTGCTCGGGTTGTCAAGGCTCAACAATTGCGGGCCTGATTCGTAGATTTCAAAGCCTGGTGCGTAAACCACAAGCATTGTTCCCGAAGCGAAGTTGTTGTCAACGACCACATTCAAACCAAGAACGTTCATGCTGGTGTACTGGATACCAGAGACGTTACCGATTGAGTTCGTGGTCATCATGCCGTTGGCGTTGTAACCAAACACAGGACGCTTGTCGGCATCGGTCTGACGACCGAGCTTCTCCCATACATCAGGCGACACGCACAAGTGGGTGGGGAAGAAGTTTGAATCTTCCGCAATTTCTCGAGCGGCGTCGTACAAGGCGGTGAACAATCCTGATGGATCGGCGGCTGTGACAGTCCAAGTTGAACCTGAAGCGGTTGCACCTGAAACGAGTGCGTCGGCTGCAATGTCGTCAGTCTTGATAAGCACTTGACCGGCGAGATCGTTCAACACCACTTGCATTGCTGCAGGATCGGTGAAGTCAATGTCTTGGCGTGACAAGGTGACCTGTCCTGCAACAGTTTTCTTGGTGACAGTGTTCGAAGCGACAACCATCGTGGTGGCCGACACTGCGTCAAGCTGACCCGATTGTTCGGCCGCTGACGTGTGAGTTGTAATAGTAGGTCTCACGAACTGACGGCTTGGGGTGTTCGGCATGGCTCGAGCGCCAAAAGCATTAACAACCGGACGGACGAAATTAAGGTCTTGGAACACGGGACCCAAAACGCTGACACTGAGCAAGCCTGGCGTGTCGCTGGTCAAAATGTCACCAGCTGCTGCTTGAATCGCAGTCTGATTACGGCGTGAAGCCTGCACGAAAGCATCGTTCACTTTGTGCCAGGTGTCGCCACCGACGTGGTAAGCGGCGAGCATTTCGGATGCGCTTGGCATAGCAAACTCGCGCTTGGGCTGAGCAAAGATCGGTGCGGTTGGCACAATGACTTCTTCAGAAACGATTGGGCTAAGTTCCATTTTTGGTTCTTCCTTTAGTTCTTCGACTAGTGGCGCTTCCGCCGAAACTTTACTAATTATAGACTCGGAGAAAGCGGCCTGTGGGACAAGGCTGATCTCTGACCAATCGGCTGCTAACACTGTCATATTGCCTTTGTCGTCGTATTTGAATTGCGTCGGATTTACGCCAACACTTAGTTCCATCACTCCATCAGCTGCTAACACGAGGGCTTCATTCCCGAGACTCGTTGCACTGATCTTCATGGCCAGCAACATTTGTTCGCCTGTGTCGACTCTTTCGCTAACTAAACCGATTGGCATGGTGCTGTCGTGGTACATGTACACACGTGGGGGGCGACCATCAACGGGCAATGAGCCAGGTGCGAACGAAACGGTGGTGCCATCTGAAACAGTTGCAAAAGTGTTGTATTGAACGGCCACGCCAGTGATGGTGCGACGCTCTTGCCCGTCTGGGCCTGCAGCTTCTACGGCGAAAGTGTTTGAACTAAACCTGATCATGCCAACTCCTCTTGAGTGTTTTCTTCAACTTCTTTTGTTTCTTTTTCCATGTAACTGTCAATTTCTAGCCACTTCTCAACATCCCATTTGACATAGGTGCCTCGAGGCAACTGCTGTGACAGGGCTGACGAGATTGCTTGTGCATACATTGACAATCCGAAGGTCCACAAGTCGGACTTGGCACCGGCACTGTTTGTGTATGCGTACGAACCTGTAGAAATACCCAACAAATACGGGGGCACATT